ATGGGCAAGAAAAAGAAAATGAAGCTATATCCTCAGAGGTTTAGCAAAAAGTTTGCATCGCATCCTTATATGAAAGCGCAAGCTCAAGAGACCCCCCTAGTTGAGGAAGTTATTCCAGTGGTTGAGGCTCCTGTTGAACCTGTTGTTCCAGTGGTAGAGGCCGCAGTTGAAGCTCCCAAACCAAAAAGAACTAGAAGAACTAGAAAGAATTCAACAGCCCCCAAGAGAAAGACGGGGAAACCAAAGGCTAAAGAAGAAGAATAACCTTTTGTTCTCTCCGTAACTACTTACTATGTACTTCAGGAGATATAATGAATGGCTCTTCCAACCCTAACTCCATCCAGTCAGACAAGTAAAGTTGTCTTAACCTCAACGGGCAGCACTGTTGCAACAGGTAATGGGGCAGCTAACACTTCCCACTATCCTTTTGGGTTATATACTGATACGAACTCTGCCCTTTATAACACCAGTTTTATATCCGGTGCTGCGGATCAGGTTGCATTCGCTTATAAGAAGCTTGGTGGAGATGTCTTAGATGTTGAGATTACAGTAGGAAACGTATATGCCTCATACGAAGAGGCAGTACTGGAATACTCTTATCATATCAACAAGCACCAAGCAAAGAACGTTCTTGGTAGCCTTTTAGGATTTGCCACCGGCACATTTGACCACGATGGGCAGATGACTGGTGGAGATGCTTCTGGATCTGCTGTCAACTTGGCATTCCCTAAGTTTAAGGTAGAGTATGCTCGACGCATTGGAGAAGGCTTTTCAGAAGAGGCAGGAGTTGGTGGCAACAATACTTTCTACTCTGCTTCTTTCGCTATCACAGCAGGAGTCCAAGATTATGATCTACAAACAGTAATCTCCAGCGCAGCCACATCTAACTCAGATGTAGCAACAGGGAACCCTGTTCCTTATGCAAATCTAGTAGGAAACAAGAAAGTAAAGATCCAAAGAGTATTCTATAAAACCCCAGGTTCAATGTGGAGGTTCTATGGATACTACGGTGGCCTAAATGTTGTTGGAAACCTAAACTATTATGGCCAATACTCTGACGACACTACTTTCGAGATTATCCCAGCTTGGCAAAACAAGCTTCAAGCCATGGCATACGAAGACCATCTTTGGACTAGGCTATCTCATTACTCTTATGAGATATATAACAACAAATTAAGAATCACACCGCTCCCAGAGGGGTTTGTTCCCTATATGTGGGTTCAGTTCACAATAGATAAGGAGCCCTGGGAAGAAGATTCAGACAGAAAGAACGGAACAGATGGTATCAATAATATGAATACGTTGCCATTTGAGAACATCCCGTATAAGAACATTAACGCCATCGGCAAGCACTGGATCCGTAGATACTCACTAGCCCTCTGCAAAGAGATGCTAGGACATATTAGAGGCAAATTTGGAGGTTCTATACCTATCCCTGGAGACACTCTCACACTAAACTCTAGCGATTTGTTGTCGCAAGCAAAAGAAGAACAGACAGCACTAAAAGAGGAACTAGTTACTATACTAGATGAAATGACATATAAAGCTCTTGCTGAGCAAGATGCGGCAATGATGGAAGCCGTAGATAAGGTTAATAGTGAGATTCCATTAATGATCTATCAGGGGTAAAGGGGGAGTAAATGTCGACAAACAATAAATGGTCACAACCTGATGCTCCACCTCCTCCTCTGTTCACTGGAAAAAAGGAGAGAGATCTTGTAAAACAAGTCAACGATGAACTTATTGAGAGAGTTATCGGGCAAACAATAATCTATTATCCGATTGACCCTCAGACTACAAATTACCACTCTCTCTATGGCGAGGCTGTAAGTAAGAACTTTCTTCCTGCTATCAGAGTCCACGCTCTAGTTGAGTGGGAAGGTATCTCAACAGAATATGCTTCAGGTCTTGGGCTGGCAGATAAAAAAGCCAGTATTACGGTGCATTTTCACAAGCGTCGTCTAACAGAAGATCAGGACCTTTATGTAAGGGAGGGAGATTTTGTTTTATATGGGGATATGTTCTATGAAATAGTTATTCTTGAAGAGCCTAAACAACTGTTTGGTCAGCCTGATCATTTATTGGAAATCTCTGCTAAGTGCAGACTTTCTCGCGAGGACCTATTCGATGCCACCTGATTATTCACATACAGAAATAAAAGACGCAGATGGCCATCTCAAAGAGATTGTCTTCATGCCTTCTACTATTGAGACTATCGACCAGGCAATCTATAAATATGTCAACGAGACTATGGACCTTCATACGACAACAAATAAAGGATTCATAAAAGTGCCGGTTGTCTGGGTTGCTGCTGAAAGATCCCACCAGATCAAGAGCAATCGTGAGTTGCGAGACAGAAAGGGTACTCTCAAATTCCCAATTATAACTATTGAAAGAACCTCTATGGTAAAGGACCCTAGCTTTAGAGGCACATTTCAGGCACACATGCCAGACCACGGAAAAGGTCCACATAGGATCCGGAGAGTAAACGTCCCGGCTAGCCGAAGGATAAATCAAAAGAAAACTTCAAACTTTAAAAATGCTTGGTCAGCTAGGAAACATGGAGATGCCAACAGCCCAACAACGGGCCATGGGCAACAGAACTTTCCGTCGACAACAAGTAAGGGCAGAGTTGTATACGAGACTGTATACTTGCCGATACCGATTTGGGTTAAGACAATGTATACAGTGAAAATAAGAACAGAGTACGTTCAGCAAATGAATGATCTGATTCAACCGTTCTATGTAAGGACCGGTCAAGCTAACTCTTTCTTTTCTGCTCACGAAGGGCATAGATATGAAGGATTTGTTGAAGGTGATATTAATCAATCAAACAATGTTGCAGATTTGGGAGAAGAAGAAAGAATACACCAATCAGAAGTAAGCTTGCGGATCCTTGGGTATTTAATGGGAGAAGGCCCAAATGATGAAAAGCCAAAAATGACAGTTGTTGAAAACATTGTTGATGTAAAAATACCAAGAGAGAGGGTTATTGTGGGAGACATCAACACTTATCTGGATGAACTAGAGGAAGGCAAAGGTTTTTATCGAGAGTAAAGGGCTTTGCCTTCTAGGAATACTATTTATAATGTGAAAGGCAATATGGTAACTGTGCCATATCAAGGAGAACTCGTAGATGTCAGACGCTAGAAAATTTCGTTTTGTATCCCCTGGAATCTTCCTAAGTGAAGTTGACCAGTCCCAGATCCCGGCTTTGCCCGATTTGGTGGGCCCGGTTATTATTGGTCGCTCTGAACGCGGCCCCGGAATGATTCCAACCAAAGTTGGTTCTTTTTCAGAATTCGTGGAGAAGTTTGGAAACCCGATCCCAGGTAGAGGAGGCACCCTAGACACATGGAGAGAAGGGAACTATGCTTCCCCTACATATGCTGCCTATGCTGCACAAGCTTATCTTCGTGCAGGTGTCGGTCCTATCACGTTTATGCGCCTGATGGGTACCCAATCCCCAAGTGCAACAACTGCTGGTCAAGCTGGCTGGACTACTCAGAATGTTCCTTCTACTACACTAGCTAGCAACGGTGGACCTTTCGGGCTTTTTGTTTTTGCTTCGGGTGCCCTGGAGACCTCTACTAATGCTGGAACGCTAGCAGCAGTGTGGTATATGGATAGTGGTTCTTGCCCTGCTTTGTCTGGTGCTGCGGTGGATGGTAATAACTATGAAGCAGTCGCGACAGTAATCAAATCCGACTCTTCTGGTCAATTTAAGGTTAGAATTATCGGTGCAGGCTCCACTGAATTGGAGAATGTAACCTTCTCTCTCAACGAGTCAAGCGATAATTTCATTAGAAAGGTCTTTAATACAAATCCACAGAATGTTGGAGCTGCTGCCTCTTCCACAAGTTCCAAGAAGTATTGGCTCGGTGAGACATATGAACGATGCATCGCAACTAAGGGACTAGCTGGTGTTGAGTCTTACGGTGTGATCATGGCTATCACTTCTGGCTCAAGCTTGCAGGGTAACCACGAACGCGATATGCCTTATCGTGATGCGCATACTGGCTGGTTCTTTGCACAAAATCTTTCCGCCGATACCGGTAGCTATACTTACGATGGTATGCAGAAGTTGTTCAAGTTTGTTGGTATCAATGGCCATGGAGAGTGGTTGCAAAACAACATCAAGATCTCTATTGCGAATATTAAAGCATCGAAAAACGAAAATGTCCCATACGGCGCCTTTGATGTTATAGTTCGTAGAGCTAGCGACTCAGATATCAGGCCAGTTGTCCTGGAAAGGTTTTCGGCATGTGATCTGGATCCAAGTTCTCCAAACTACATTGGAATTAAGATTGGAGATGTTTATCAAGTTTGGGACGACACCGAGAAGCGATATCGTGAATATGGGAGCTACCCAAATCGCTCACAGTATATCCGTGCAGTTATGAATGAAACTGTAGATAACGGTGGAGCTTCTGCCACCTTTCTTCCATTCGGTGTATACGGGCCTCCGAGGTTCCCGTCTTGGACATTTGAAAGTGGTAGTACGAGTTACGCCGGTCATCCGTCGACCACAGCATATGCTTTGGGAGCAAAACTTCTCCCGGCTGGAGCGACTCCTGCTTTCGCAACTGCTAGCCAAGCGATTGCAACAACTGACTTATTCGGTACAGCTTCTATTGAATATCCAAAGGTCGGAGCGAGAACGAACTGTACTAGTGACGGTGCTAA